TGGCCGCCCCCTAGAACTGAGCGGCGAATCATAATCTATAAATGCAATAAAGATACAGGAATAAATTTCATGTTACGTTTTTTTCTTGGAGTAATCATAGGTGTCATCTTCCATGAACCTCTGATGAACTTCTACAACTACATCACTGCTTATCCTTGGTGGATGGTATGAACTATCTCTATCTGATGTGTTGGTTGAACTTCTTTTTTGGAGTTCTTGTTGGGATATACTTCTTTTAATAGCCCCCGCCCCCAAAACTGAGCGACTTTCATTTGCACTTCCCTGTAATTAATTTGTAAGTCATTGTTTTTATTACAAATCTTTTTTCAGAAAACACTTGACATTTGTTATGAGATCAAGTATGATCATATAGTAAGTTAAAGAAAGAGAGAGAAATATGATTATTGAAAAGACGTTCCTTGGTTTAGACTTGAAGATGAAAGTTACTGACATTGATATTGCCTCTTACCAAGGTTTCATTAAGGGAGACTTAGTTGTCTATGAGAAAGGTGGGGATGCATTCGATGGAATGGTTCTCAATGGTTTCGATGAGGTAGGGATGTTTGATGACATGTTTACCGTTCCTCAATACGCAATGACGGAGAATGTATAATGTATAGTTCTACTGACGCATATCAAGCAGCACTTGCTACTGGTGTAATGAATAATGACCTTGCAAACAAGTATGCAGAGTATTATCGGAAGAAGTCTCGTGCAATTCGTACAGGACGTTTACAGGCATCTGGTGTAGACAGTGGTCGTTCTAAGGTGTATCAGAGTGAGTTTGCCGTACAGCGCAAGTATCCAGATAGTTCAGTTAATCTATCAGAGAAGGAAGCGACACGGTACTTCAAACGCATCATCAAGTCTAAGACTTATCAGAACCTATGTGGAAGTAATGGTCGGAAGACTCCTACTCTACGGTTTATGAAAGCGTCTGCTAATCCTCGTGTAGCGGGTACAGCGGGATGGAATGGTGTAGTTTCTCTCCGTCCAAACTGCGGTACAAACAAGTACACCATACTCCACGAACTCGCCCACACTGCTGGGAATATGCATCACGATGTAGGGTTTCGTGTGACGGTTGTGAAACTTGTCTCACGGTTTCTGGGAACTGACATGGCGAAAGACTTGAAGAAAGAGTTTCGCTCTCGTAAACTCAAGATGACTGTATCGCAAAATATTCAAAGTCCTCTGAAGTGGTTAGAGTCCTATCAGAAGATGGCAGCGATGCGCTCGAAAACAAAACGGTCTATTATTGAGGCCCGTCCTTATTAAAAAGCGGGTCAACGGTCTATAGGAGAATGAAATGAAATTTGAAGAAATAAAATTCGGAAAACTCTATGATGGTGTTCAAGCTATTATAGAGTTTGGACAATATGAACTATCTGTAATAAAACACAGTACTTCCTATGGTGGTAAGAAAGGATTGTATGAGATTGCAGTCTTTGAAGGGGACACTCAAACAGAGTTGCCTGGCATCACTCAAGAGGGTGATACGGTACAAGGGTTTCTATGTGAAGAGGGATTGAATGTTATCTTTAAGAAGATGACTACGGTTACTGGTTCTATGGGAACTCAGGTATTTAAGTAAGAAGGGCAGACGGAGCAGTTGTCCGCCCTTCTATTTTTGTAATTAGAAACTGAATGAAGCGCCAACTGTGACTTCGCCACGTTCGCTTTTATTCAAGTCCCATGATGTACCAGCACTTAATTCTAGTGATGGTGACATTGCATATGTTGCTTCTAAGTCTAGTACTGGATGAGAACCAGAATCTAACGAATCAAGCAATACGAAGTTCGAATCAGCAGATGTACTATTGTACACAGAAATGTCTGTACTTGCTTCGAAGTTCCACAATCCCATATCGTAGTTTACTTCTGGTGAAAGAGTTACAGTCATTGAAGCTGCATCTAATTTATATTCAGAATCTACTTCTCCGCCGAAAGAGAATCCTTCAGCATAAAGAGGTGCGCCTGCCAATACAATAGCGGCAGCAATTAAAGTCGTTTTCATTTGAGGGGTTTCCTTGTTTAGTATGGTGAAATTTATTCACGGTATACTTATTAAACAAGCTGTCATTTTTAAGTCACACTTGACAAAGATTTATAAAGTGTGTTCCATTTACATCATATAAATACTTATAAGGAGATTTATATAAATGGCGATTACTGATAATACTTTCTTTGCAGGCCGTGACGGATTCGTTTGGTGGTTCGGCGTAGTAGAAGATAGAAACGACCCTCTCGCTCTAGGTAGAGTGCGAGCTCGTGTTTACGGATATCATACAGAAGACAAGACTAAACTTCCCACCATTGATTTGCCGTGGGCGGTTTGTGTACAACCAGCGAACTCTGCTTCTGCTGGTGGTATCGGTTCTTCCCCTACAGGCCCGATTGAAGGTTCGTGGGTGATTGGTTTCTGGCGTGATCCAGACTTTATGCAAGAACCAATGGTGTGGGGAACAATCCCTGGCATCTCATCCGCCGCAGCAGCGCCTGTTGGACAATCTCCACACGACTTCTCTCCCAATCAGGAACTACCAATACCAGAGGTGTCTACTTCTGTTACTATTGGTGATGGAGAGACTACAGAATTTTCTACGCCCGCTGATGCGACTGACTCCACTGTCCTTGTAAAGATTGATGGGGTTGTACAAGCAGCAGAGAACACTCCGCCCGAATCAGATAACAATGTGGAAATACCACCAGACTCATACTATGGTGCTGGTACGCTTGTCGAAGCAGATGCATTTGAAAGGTCTAGAAACAAAACTAGACTTGCAGCAAGAATAAATGAGATAGCACCAGAACTGCGTCCTAAGTTTGTTGCAGGCGTTCAGGCGTTTCTTACAGACAATGAGGATTATGATTGTAGTATCTCATTCGCATATAGAACAAATGCATCTCAACAAGAACTCTTTCGTGCATACAGGTCTGGTGGGCCGAAAGCGGCACGCCCTGGCAGTTCATGGCATAACTACGCAAGTGCAATCGACTTTGTTGTCACATCAATTGATGGTAAGGCACTTTGGGATGTTGAACTCTATGAAGGTATCGCAAGAGATTCTTTTTCTAAGGCAGGTCTGAAGAATGATATTGAGAATGATTCTGGACACTTCTATCCAAACGAGTTTCCAAAGAGTGTGGACTCTAGATTAAAGAACGGCACCATTACTCTTGCAGAGTATGCTGCTGAAGTAGGAGCGGCGTAATGTCTTATAGAATTGATGCAGGCACAGTTACATTTCAAGAAGCACCAAGAGAAGGTGCAGAAGTTGAAATCATTGTATCCAAAGTAAATACACTCAAAGGTTTCAGTGACCCTCGTGGGTTCTATCCTCGTAGGGTAAATGAGGCAGACACAAACAGACTTGCGGTAAACGACCAAAGAAATCAACATCCAGTTAACATATTCAAGTCGAACAATGTAGATGACTTGACAGGCGAACCTAAGTCTTCTTACAATGCACAGTATCCTTTCAACCATGTAAGGGAAACTGAGTCAGGACACATTCAAGAGTTTGATGACACGCCTGGACATGAACGTATTCACGAGTTTCATCGTTCTGGTACTTTCTATGAAGTTCATCCAGACGGTACAAAGGTAACTAAGATTGTGGGTGATGATTTTGAAATCGTCCACAACAATAAACAAGTTCGTGTTCGTGGTAACATGAAAGTGTTCGTTGACGGTGATGCAGATTTATATGTGCGTGGTAGTATGAATGCACAGGTTGATGAACATCTAAAATTCAACGTAGGACAGAACATCGACTTCCATGCGGGCAAGAATATCCGCATGTTCGCAAACGAATCAATAGAGATGACTGCACAGACTACAATGACACAACAGTCTGTTGGAAAGTTCTTACAACAATCCCAAGGTGATATGCAAATCATTACTGCCGCAAACTTTACGAATGCGGTACTTGGTAATTATGATATGGTTATTGATGGGGATTCACTTACAGATATTAAAGGAAACCTTTCTACCAACATCACAGGTAATGTAGGTATGTTGGCGGAAGGAACATTTGCGACAAC